GGGGAGCGGGCGCGGGGCGAGGTTGAGCGGTTGTGGCAGGATGAGGAGGTACGTGCGATGGTGTTGAGTAGCGCGGGGGACTGGTTGGAGGGCTTGCAGTCGTTTGCTATGCGCTTGGTGGCAGTGAGTCGGGAGGCGGAGTTCGGGCGGTTGTGGCGTCGGGTGTTGAACGCGGAGGCTGCGGCGGAGGCGGATGGGGGTGGTGACGGGGATGGTGTATTGGAGCCTGGCGGATTTACGGTTGATGGCGGAGTTGGGAGAAGTGGCGAATGACTGACTGGCGCGTCATCGAGGGCGAACAGCATCATCGAAGAGGAGGCGGAGCGATGACTTTGCACAGAGTCGGGCGCGTACTCTGGACGTGCTTGCTGGTGGGAACGGAACTGCTCGCGGTGTTTTGTGCTATACTCTATGCGTTGGTGATGTTGGGCTACTGGGCGGCGCAAATTTTTCATTAAGTGAGGCGGCGGATGCTGGGTAATAGCGAGTTCCGACAGTTATTGGCCGAGCAGTCCATGCCACAACGGCAACAGGTAGGCCAGGACTTTGAGGTCGAACCGGACCCCGTGGCATGGGTACGCCAGGTTGGCGGGAAGATTGAGACTAAAACACGGGGCCTCGTGCCTTTTGACCCCTACCCGTTTCAAGAGCAGATAATGCGGGCCGTGGTAGCGGGCAAGGCCTATGTCATCCCCAAGAGCCGACAGCTCGGTGTCTCAACCGCAATCATGGTGGCGTTTGCCCATCAGATACTCCACCGGCATGAACTTACCGGAGTACCACACCACTGCCATATTGTCGCCAATACTGAGACGGTCGCGGTTCAGCGCCTGCTGAAGATAACCAAGACGATTCTCGCAACCGCCGAACTTCCCAAGTGGCAGCGAGACAATATCACCGGCATTGACCCCAAGACAAACAACGAGGAGATTCGCTACTATACGGAAGGCGCCCAGAATTATATCCGCGCACACTCCAGCAGCCCGAATGTAGCACGTAGCTTTGATGCTAATGCCGCCCTCATCGAAGAGGTGGCGGCGATGCCGTATGCAGATGAAATATGGAAGTCGCTTGCTTCGATACTCGCCGACCAAGTGAACCTACCGCTCTTCATCGTGAGCACCTATGCCGGCGACGGGGACCTCTTCTGCGAATTGGTGGACAACGCTAAGGACTTTGGTCTCAAGAGTATGCCGCTGGACTGGAGGGCACACCCCCACCGCGATGCCGCCTGGAAGAGGCGTTCGATAAGGCTCTTTGCAGGTCGCGAGGAAGAGTGGGAAGAAGAGCACGAGTTGAAACGCATTAGAAGCGGCCAGCGCGTAGTGGACATTGGGCTGGTGGAGAAGTGGGCCAAGGAAACTAAGTACCTAGGCCCCGATCCTATCGTGGGGCACAAGTACAGTAAGGGCGTGGACATTGCCGGGAGCGGGCGGGATAAGACAGTTCATATCGTCATTGACCTTACCGCGAATCCAGCGCAAGTAGTTTACTGGGCTTCCTATAATCAACAGGATACAAAGGCAGCTATCTGGGCGATTGAGGAATTGGACAGGCGCTTCCCTGGGCCGCTCTTCATTGATGGAACGATGGACCCGGCTATAGCGAGCCTGACTACCGCCAATAACAAGACGGCTGTACGCTTCACGGGCGGCAGCGAAGTCAATGAGAAGATTGATAGGACGCAAGGGTTGAAGTGGATGAATGTGCCGCGTCAAGTGATACTCAGTTGGTGCGCTGCGGACTTGGAGCGGGGCCGCTTAGTCGTGCATCCGGAGAAGTTTCCCGAATTGTTTCTGGGCTTGAAAACGGCACAATCGGGTACTGGCAAAAAGCGCAAGGGTAAAAACGTTGACGACCTGGATGCCGCGCTACTTGCCGACCTTGCCTTGACACATCGAAGGGTTAGGCCTACAATAACAGATGAAGCAGCCCAGGCCATGCGCGTTCCTTCTGATAAACACCTGAAAGACCTCATGGAGCAGCGCTGGTAGCCGTCGGAGGAGGTTGACATGCCGCACCCATTCGGCTATAAGTTGGGCAAGTTCCTCGATAGACACATTCCGAGGATGCGCACGATACCCGACTCCACCCCCGATAAGCCCCCTAAGATTTCGGCAACAGAGTACTTTGCTTCGCGATATGGCGAGGACGTGCGCCCTATGCTCGCCACTACCCACACCGACACCCTCAAAGCGATAGTTCATCCCGACGACCTACCCATAGTCGCTATCGCCGCCGCTGCCGGCAACAAAGATGCCAAGGCAGTATTTGGTGAAACCGGCGTATCCGGCCTGGACATGCGGGGCGGACGCATTTACCAGGAATACAATAGCAAGCTCCAGAATCTCCAGAACCGCATGACTGCCTATGAGGAGATGCGGCGTTCAGACAGCGCACTGGCCGCAATGGAAGCGCTGATTACGCTGCCCATTCGGCAGGCTAGCTGGGCCCTCGAATATGGCGATGACAAGAAGCTGTCCGAGGACATCGAGTGGAACCTTTTCGATCCAGGCGGGATGACTCACTCGTTTGACGACACGCTGCGCGAAGCGGTACTTGGCGTACTGTATGGCTTCGCGGTTCACCAGAAGGTGTTTGAGGAAAAGCCGCTGCGCGGCGGATATATCGGCTGGCGCAAGTTCGCAGAGCGGGAACGTTCCACAATTCAGAAGTGGCAGTTCGACGCTACCGGCGGCTTGCGGGGAATTGAACAGCGGGGGCGCAACCCAGAGACGGAACAGACTACTGATGTAGAAATCCCGATAGAACGGTTGATTGTCTGGACGTGGCGCAAGGAGGCTGGCAACCCCGAAGGCCTCGGTGCGTTCCGGCAGGCATACAAGCACTGGTACACCAAGGGTGTGCTAGAGACATTCGCTGCCATCCGTATCGAGCGGCAGGCTTGCGGGATACCGTATGCTGTGCCGCCGCCCGAGGGTGCGGATGAAAACGACTTTGATAGAGTCATGGCGATGTTGCAGCGCGTCCGCACGGCTGAAGATGGTGCGATGATTGCACCTAACGGCTGGACGGTAGGCCTGCTGACGTTAGGGCCTGCGGACGTGCCGTTTGAGAGCCATATCGAGCGCCAGCATCAGAGCATGTTGCAAACGGTGTTGGGGCAGTTTGTGGGCTTGGGGCAGGGGGGCGACAGTGGTGCATGGGCACTAAGCCGCGACAGTAGTAGCTTCTTTCTATTGAGCCTTGAGGGAATCGCGGACTGGCTATGTGAATGCTTCAATCGGTATGCTATTCGGCAGATATGCCGCTACAACAGGCCGGAGACCGGCGGCAAGTTGCCCCGGTTGGTACACGGTAAGGTCGGCGTCCGCGACCTCGACGCACTTACACGGGCGTTGGCTCGCATCTACAACGAGAAGGTTAGCTTCCCAAGTGAGATTGAGGAGTACATCCGGATTGAATACGACTTGCCGGCATTGCCGGAGGTTGCTGCCGATGATGACGTCGTAGAAGATATTGTTGAAGAGGATGCTGAGACGCAGAATGAGGAGGTTGACTGAGCATGGTGCTTGAGATTCCGCTCTTTTGGTGTGGTGTTATCATAGGAGCAGTGGCGGCGATAATACTGCTGGTGGCACTTGCTGTCTGGTATGGCAAGCGCAACAAGAATCGGGTAGAGTGATGGGCAGTAGTACAGCACCGACTAAAAGCCGGAGTACCGCGAAGGCCATCATTGAAAGAGTGGGGCCGGCGGAATGGCGGGTACGTTGCGGGAACCCGAATTGTGTTTCGCGGGACTTTGGGCGGCCACTACAGGGCCCGCGCACAATCCTGCAAATGCAATCTTCAAGTGCTGTGGAAGTGCGGGTTCGCTGCCCTCGTTGCGGCATGTATAACGAGGTGCGCATCGAGACGATTTCGGCGGCAGGGAAAAAAGATGCTTGACAAGTGTTTGACAGTGGTATAGTCTATAGACGAATTGGTTCCATCGAAGCATTGAACTCGCTTTCGGCCTTGTGGTACAGTCGAGAACTGACAACTGAATAAGAGCTGCTTGCGTTGTGCACTAAGCCCGGCAGTGTTGTGCCGAGACCCCTAAGGTCTAGGCGACAGCACCGCCGGGCTTTTTGTGTGCTCCGGTGTTGAGAAGCAGAGAAGTGGAGGTGCCGCGATATGGCTGAGACGGAAGCCAAAATCATCTACAAGGACGATGGCCTCGCGCAGAGTTTCAGCGCGGCGATTGTAGCCGCCGATAGCACTAGCGCAGGCGAACTCGTATGGCACCCATTCATCCCATTGGGCAAGTTTTTCCATCCCGCATTCGGCGAGTTTGAAACTACGGAAGCCGATGCCAATGAGATGATTGCCAATCTGAACTCCGGCTTACCCGTATCGAAGGGTATCCCGATTGCCGAAGGTCCCGGGCACATGCCGCGCAGCGAAGGCGCCTATGGTTGGATCAAGCAGTTAGAGTTGCGCGACTCGGTACTCTGGGCGGGAATCGAGTGGACGGAAGATGGCATAGCGGCGGTGACGAATGGGAATCTTCCCTACATTTCTGCCCACTGGGTAGGAAGCGGCGAGCCACATAGCACCTACGGCAAGGCAAATTTGATTTTCGATGCCGCATTGTGTACCCAACCGTTCTTCTACGACCACCCCGAGTTGCGAGTGGCTACCGCCGATTATCTGAGCGGCCCGCAAGCCACAGCAGCAGCGGCAAAGGCCCACGAAGCTAAGGCGAAAGCCAGCCAGCTTACACTAGGCGCACTAGGAGGCACGACGATGGCAAGTGAAGAGATTATCAAGCAGGCACGCAGTGCATACGAGGAAGTACGTGGCACGGTCAGCGACGAGGACTGGCAAAAAGCGCAGGAGGGCCTCGCCGAAGATGCTGACTACGAGAAGTTCATGGCTGAATTGAAAGAAGCCGCCGCGGAAGTTGAAGCCGAACCGGGCAGCGAGGACGAACTCGCGCAGCTACGCGCGGAAAACGAGAAGGCCGCGCAACAGTTGGCCGAGGCGCAGGAGAAGCTGAAGGCCGCCGAGGCCGAGGCGCAGGCCGCCGCCGAACGCGAGAAGGATATGGTGGCGCGCCTTGAAGTGCTCGAAACCGACAAAGAACGCGCTGCGATTGAGAAGGAGCTTGCTGCTACCGTCATTGACGGCCAGAAGTATAGCCCCGCCGCGATCGAGGTCATGGCTACCGCAATACTTCAGCCCACCGCCGAGACAGCACTTGCTTTCCAGAAGCATATCGAGGAGAACGGGGGGCGCGTGGGAATGGTGCCGGTCGGCGAGGTGGAGGCGGTAACGGCTACTACGTCAGCGGGCGAACTGACTGACGAGGCCTGGCTGGAAGCCAAAAACATCACGGATGCAGCTAAGAAGGCGACGCGCGACATCGCTGCCGAGCAGAATGTCTCGTTGCGAAGGGCGTACACTATTTACCTGACCGGTTAGCACGTGCGGTTCCCGTAGTTCGTAGCATTCGACATGCAAGGGAGTGAGAACAATGGCAGAAGCGTATGTTAGTGAGACGCCCAACTTTCGGGCGATAGCCGGGGAAGACATCATCGCCGGCGAACTGGTCTCGATTTGCGCCACTGATGAGAAGGCGTATCTGGCCTGTGCAGATAGCGGGACGGAGGAATTGCCCGCCATGGGTGTCGCCGAGACTACCGCTGATGAAGGCGAAGCGGTGGCGATTAAGAGGCTGGGCCGGCAGGATGGCTATGAGAGCCTGACAGCCGGCGCGGGCGTGTATGTATCCAACACACCTGGCGCAATCAGCACAACTGCTGGTGATACTATCCAGTTTGCGGGCATCGCTGTGACCGATACGCAGTGGATTATTGACCCAGAAATCATCGCCGCGCAGACCCAGCACTAATGCCGCCCAGTAGCAGCGTACATAGATAGCAGATAGTAGGAGGTGCATTGCCATGGCCGGAACGCCCGGTGCTTACACATCAGACCATATCCCGACATCGCAACTGTACACCGAGTTCTTGGACAAGGTGGAGTTGCATAACGAGCAGGACCAGAACTTCCGACAGTTGCTCTGTAGTCCCGATGTGACGAAGAAGAGCACTGTGGAGGTGGACTACCGAGGCATGGAGTTCCAGAAGATGGGCTCCGATACCGACCAGCCCGACATGCAGCATAAGCCCTATCGGCGCAAGACGCTGACTGAACCGACGCGGTGGGGCCTCAATGCTAGCATCACCAGGACTGCCTGGGAGAAAGGGCTATCCTCGACGAAGATTCGCAAGGATCACGACGAGGCACTGCGGGAGGACTTCAACTTAGTGACGCAGGCTTGCCTGCAACCGTGTCTGACGGATGGCGGTTGGTATGACACGACGCTGACGCCGCCGCCGTACCAGATGAACACGTTCGACGCCACGCATGACCACTATGTGGCAAGCGCGGCGGGCGGCGTGTTGACGCTCTCAATGTTCGCAGATGACAAGCGTCACATCCGAGAACACGGTTATACTCACGGCAACATCGTCTCGTTCATTCATGGAGAGCAGGCGACAAACCTTGAGGGAATCGCGGACTGGAATTCGACAAACTTTACTGCTACGTCGCAGATGGACGAACTCCAGCGGATGGGCTTCACGCCTCAGTTCATAGCAGCAGGCGTGCCGGTAATTCAGTGTGACTGGATACCGGAGAACTACATGCTCACCGTGGACCTAGCAGCGACGCCCTTGATGTGGCGGATTCCCGAAAGCGACGAGCCGACCAATGACCTGATGGTATTCACTTCTGAGGCGACGACGCCGAATGTCACCTATCAGTGGGTAGAGGACTACATCCGCTGGGTTTCAGCTACTGTAGTAGCACCCGGGGCTGGCGTGGCTCGCTATCTCGACGGCGTTTCTTGGGTAGATTCCAGCGGTTGGCTGACCCCGTAATAGCGACGCGATGAGGTGAGTAGCCATGACCGGAACGCAACTGCAATGTATCTGCAATGCCCAGGTCATCGCCGCCGATGGTGTGGCAGTCAACTGCCCACTCACCGATAGCGAGAAGTACATTGACCTGGGCGCATGGCGGCAGATTACGTTTTTGGTGAAAGCAGACGTAGGTGCTGGCGTTGAATCCGTGACGTTCGATGCCGAAGTCGCTGTCGCCAATGATGGGGACTGGTTCGCCAGTCCCGTGCATGACTTGAGCAATGCCGCCGTCGCCAAGGATGTACAGGTAGCCGACGTGACGATTAGTGCCGATACACAGGCGGCACTATTGGCGATAGTGGATGCCGCACCCTTTGTGAGACTAAACATCACGAATAACGGAGCTAATTCCGCGACCGTCACCGTATGGGCGGTCGTGGTTTGATTCGCAATCGAAGATACTGAGGAGGCGTGAATGATGGTTGCAGAGAGAACACTGCCAGTGATGCCTGGAAAAGAATCGGAAGCGGCTGCGGAGCCGGAAGTGTATCATGCGCTATTCGAGAAGCGCAAGATGACGAAAGCGGATGCACTGGAACGTCTGAAGTCGCTGGAGGACCGGAAGTTGCGACAAGTGGCGCAGTCGGCGGACCCGGAGACCGTGCGGAATGCCCAGGTGAGTGCTGAAGCTTGCAGCAATCTGCGGCGTCGGCTCGGAGGCATGAAGGAGTCCGACCTAGAGGGCAAGCCGATGGATGTGAGCATGGAACTCGCGGCCTTGATAGATGAGGGGCGCGAGAAGCAACAGGCCCTGCTGAACTCATAGATAGGCGGCGCTGATGAGCTACATTTTGTGGCCCGATGCCAAAGAGTATTTGGATGAGGACAGCGTAGAGCTGTCGGGCGGCGAGATTGATTTCACCCGCATGACGGAGTTCATTGAGCGCGTCGAACAGCAGCTTGACAATCGCCTGCGCCGCTATATGACGGTGCCCGTTGATGAAACGGCATCTCCAGATGCCTTCGCGCAAGTGCAGAACATATCTGCGATGCAGTCGGCGGCAATGTACCTGCGGTGGGCATATTCGGCAGAAGGTAGCCCCGACCATACCTGGTGGGCCGAAGAACTCGACAGGATGGCGGAAGTGCAGATAACGGCGCTAACTACGGGGCGGAGTGCGCCGACGGACATAGAGGATGCTTCAAGCCCGTTGCAATACGTGCCGAGCGATGGCAAGGCGGAAAGCTCAACGGAGCCGGACGCCATCTTTACCCGCGACCAAGTTCCCGGTGGAACGGAGCCCTGGTAATGCCCAGAGCTAGGCTGAGGATACCCAAGGCGGCGATAGCAGCGAGAGGTTTCGCTGTGTATGCACAACAGTTGCGCGAACGGGCGGCGAATGTACACCCAGCATGGGATGCCGTCAGGGCGATTATCTTTGCATCAACTGAGGACCGCTTCGAGAAGGAAGGGCGCAGAGGTGACTTCCGCAAGTGGCGGGCACTGTCAAATAAGCCAAGCCGCTGGCTAGGGGGCCTGAGCTATAGGCAGTGGAAGGAAGAGAACTTCCCCGGGAACCCGATACTCGAACTGACTGGGCGGATGCGCGACCAGTTGACAGGTTTGTCGGGGGATCACTACGAGGAACGTTCTCCATTCCATTTGACTATCGGCTCGAACCTGCCGGGGGAGAGCGGGGAGGGGCACGACCTCGCAGGCATACATGCCGTAGGGCGCCGGTGGCCGCCGATGCCCGCGCGTCCGCCGTTTGGCATCACAATCACGGATGCCAATAAGATTACCGATGTCCTCGTTGACTATGTAACTGGCACCACGAGGGGCAGGTAGCATGTCAGTCAGCAACACCATAGCCGATGCGCTCAAAGATACCCTCGATACGGAATGGGCAAACTATTCCGATAACAAAAAGCCGCGTTGGTACTCGACACCAGAAGAAATAGGCTCGCCCCAGTGTCCCGCAGTGCTTATCTTTGATAGCGGTTCGACGACTGAGTATGAGACGATGCGCGGCGGGGGCGATACGCCGAATGCCGGGTGGGTTTCGGAGGACTATGCTTTCGACATCGTGGTTTATGTAAAGGGGCGCAAGAAAGGCGATACACTTACTGAAATCAATGAGTATCGCGATACCATCAAGGCGCTGTTTCAAGACAAGTTTGATTTGGGCGGTATCGCAGTTGATGTAAGAGTACAAAGCGATGAGCCGTCCATGCCCTGGGGCCCGGACTCGGCGATGACAAGAGCGGGGATAGTGCGGATTGTAGTCAATACCTACTCGCTACAGGGCACCGCGACACTGGTAGGTTGAAGGAGTGATGGATGATGGCAAAACGCTCAGGGCACTTGCGCAAGTTCAACGATCCGAAAGACGAGTGGAAGCCGCCGGCAAAGCCGGCCGCAGCAAAAACACCAGAACCCAAGCCGAAGGAGAAGCCCGCAACCAAACCCGAAGCCGCAACTGCTGCACCTGCTAAACCGGCTGAACCGGCGGCTCCGCCAACGGCCCCAAAGAAGGATGGTGAGTAACTATGGCGATGATTGACGACTATACGGCCATGTATCAATGGGACTTGGCGGCAGCAGTGTTGAAGGCATGTGTGGATAATGGGCCGGTATTCAGTGCGCTCGCCGACTTCAGCAGCCAAATAATGCGCACGGGTGACACTACACTTGCCGCCGAGAGCAACCTGACGAGACTTACGGATATGGAAGCCGCGTTGACGCAGACTTCGACGAACGCAGTCAATAATGCTTTCCTTGGCGAATTCGCGAACCTCGTCTCCAGCTTCTACAAGTGGTATGTGAACGGCACGGGGACGGGGCAGGGCGACCGGCACTACCGGATACCAGTAAACCTCAAGGATGTCTGGCTGAAACAGCAGAGCGAGACGATAACTAGCACCTATCTGGCCTGTGCCGAGAATGCCGTGCTCTGTACGGCGACGCAAGGCGATACGCCGACCTATGTGTACGACGAGGTACTCGATACGGACATGGATTTCGCGCCGCTGATGATAGAGGCCATTGGGAATATTGCGGATGCGAACCTCGATGTAGCCTTTACTGCCACATACTCCGATGATAGCACGGGTGCAGAGGCAGAAGAAGTAGTTAGCACGATGGATGACGGTGATGAGATGATAATTTGTAGTAACGACATCACCGGCGACGGGGCGGTAAGTGGCAATACCGTAGTGCCGATGGCTGCAACAAGCGGCATGGTAGCCGGCCAGAAGGTGTTGATACAAGACCGGACATGGCCAGTAGCGCTGACGGCAGACTGTGACGCAGCGTTGTCCTTTACCGTAGAAGATAGCCTGCCATTCACCCCAGGCGATGTAGTGTATCTGCATGATGACAACACCGCCAATGAAGAGGCGACTATCGAGAATATAACGCATGAGAATAAGACGATCACGCTGACTGCCGCCACTGCTGGAACGTTTACCACGGCGCAGAACGCATTCATGCGGTTGACAACCGAGGATGGTTATGGCTGGACGGAGTGCGTCGAGATAGATACGGTTACCGAAAACACCAGCCTGGAGTTCACAGACGCATTGAATCACACGTATAGCGACCAGGCGTTCGTGCAGCGGTTGATTAAGAGCATCGCATCGGTTGCGGTGACTAATGGCACCACCGGCGACAGCATCGCGATTACGGCGATACCAGACCGCCCAGGCTATACGGCGCTGAATGCTTAGGAGGGGTTACACATGGCTGATGCCATTATTCCGCACAAGTATTGTAACGTGACGGTGGCGCTGCAAAGCGCAAAGGACGTGAACGACGGCACGCCGTACAAGCTACCACTGCCAGAGGGCACCGACCTGACGAATAGCAAGAATTACACGTTCTTCCAGTATTCGGGCGGCCACTATGGGCCGAAGCACTATGAGACTGGCGGCGAATACATGGAGGGAACGCTGCGCATCCCATTCATTCCGGGATATGTGGCGCAGGGCGACCTCAACACATGGATTTGGGGCCGCACGAGCGAAGCCACCTACTACCAGACGTATTGGGCGACGATTACCCGCGATCTGGGGCACACGGAAGAAACGTACCTCAACTGCAAGGTGATGAGCGGCACGATAGCGGTGGATTATGGCGGCAACTATGTGGGCGTTGACCTGAATATCGCCGGGATTACTGCACCAACCGCTGCATCGGTGGACGGCGACGAATCGCTATTCACGTACCGCTACTCGGAGGCTACGCTCGAAACTGCCGAGGGGGGCACCTATGGCTCGCCAGGTGCAGTCCTGGCTGCGAGTAACGTGACGCGCAACCATAGCCTGGAGTTCAACAACATGATTGAGGCTCCGGGGGATATGGGCACACTGAACGGTTCGACGCACCCCTATGATCTACCGGCCTCGGCAAAGGCAGTCTGGACAGGTTCATTCGACCGCATCTTCGCCAATAGCGACATCTACGATGCTTTCATGGACGGCGAGGAATGCGCGTACACGCTGACGCTGACGCGCACAGGGGTGGCAGTCTGCACGATTGAAATGCCACGTATCGTGTACACGGAGGACCCGCTGAATGCACCTGACACTGGTATCGTGCGCGAGAGCGTAAACTTCCAGGCGCTGGAGTCGCTAGACGGGGCGACGGATGCCTGTACGGTGAGTGAGTCTGCGCCGTAGGCACTCTGGGCGATAAATCGAGCTGCAACTAAGGAGGAGTGACGGATGAGTACCGAGGATAGAACGATAGATATTGAGATGGTGCGTGATATGAAAACGGCGGCGATACTGAGCTTGTATCGCTTTGAGATTGTGGCGGCGCGCTGGGTGAAAAAAACCAGTCGCGTCGTCTTTTCACATATAGTGCCACGACATCGGGCCGCTGAGTTCAATGAGATAGTTGCACTATGCAACGAGAACCACAACATCCGGATGGTGTTGAGCCTGGATGAGTTGTTGGAGGTCGCAGAGAGTGACGACCCGGCTGGGGCGTTTGCCGAGTTGCCGACGCTGGGCGGCTATGAACGCGCCTTTCAAGGCGTGCGACGCACGATTGATGTACTCAAAAAGGAGGCGGAACAGGATGGCTGACAAGGAAGCAGTTGAGGGCAATGAGACTGAAGAGAGCTTGGAGACCGAAGAGGTGCAGCAGGACGTTTCAGATAGCATGATTGTGTCCATGTCGCAAGAGGAACAGACGCTGCTATTCCCGGAGTATGACTTCAAGCCGGATGTGTTCATCCGGGCGGGGACTACGGCGCTTGACGAGGATGACATCATCAATGCTGCGATGCAATATCGCTTCGACCAGAAGCAACAAAGCCGCAAGGCTCGCAAGCAGCGTAACGAACAGAGCGAAACCATGCAAGTCAGCGCGATGATGAATCCAAAGAAAGCATTCGTCGCCAAGTGCATGGCGCAAATAACGGACTTCCGGATGCCGGTAAAGGAGGCCAATGGGAGTCAAGGCTTTCGCACCTATGACAAGGGCAGTAGCGTGGCGGATCGGGACAACCGTGCGTTCTACGCGCAGATGTTGACGAATCCGGAGCTATCAGACCGTGTAGAAGGGTTCCTCGACTATTTGGCGGGGCGCGGCACCGATGCCCAACAGGACTTTGAGGAACTGCTTTTCGAGCATCCGCAGTTGCTGAAAACTTCGTAAACGAGGGGGTTTTTGACCCCTGGCATGGAGTTACAGCGACTGCGGACGCAGAGGCGGAAGCAGAGGCGGTGGCCGAGCAGCCGGAACGCGAAGCCATCGTGCTGAAGAGCGATAAGCCCGACGCCGAGGCCCATAAGGCCTTTCTGGAGCGGATACGCGAAAGCGCGGGTGTTATAGATGAGAAGCGCGAGGAGAAGGTTGAGGCTGCGCAGACGCCGCGCGAAGCAGTTTTCGCAATGTATATCCGCAAGTTCTGGAAGCAGGCCACATGGATGGTAATGATGTTGGCGTTTCCGGACGGGAAGTCGCTGATAGAGCAGAACCAGTACCACCTTGCGCTGTGGAACATCTTTATCAACGCGATAAACCGCAGGACATACGGAGACAAGCAGCAGGCAGAAAGTGAGCTTGATTTCTGATGCCAGAACGCCGCACAACTGTCACTGTTGATTTCCAAGTCGGGAATATCGATTTGGGCAGTGGTGACGTAACGATTCCGGCGACGGTGGATCCGGGAGGCGGAACTGGTGGTGGGGGCGGCGGAGGAACTGGTGGCCCGGGGGAAAGCGCTGGTTGGCAGGACGCCTTTCAAAGGACGTTTGGCACACGCACAACTGCACGCATCCTCGCATTCTTCAGGAACTTGGGCCCCTTGCTCCTGGGCGTGATTAAGCAATTCCCCTTGCTGACTGTTGTGATTGGCGCGGTAGTGAGTAAGCTTGCGCTGCTATATGCGCAGGCGAAGCTCGCTATCTACATTTTCCAGCAACTGGGCAAGGTGGGCTTGTGGGCGTTACAACAGTTGTGGGAGGGCGCGAAGAAAGCCACAGATGCCTTTGTGAATCTCGCCAAATATGCTATTCAAATGAGCATTGAAGCGCTGAAGAGATTCACGCAGGAGGTTGTGAACCTCGGGAAGGCAGTCGGGCAACATATCCTGCGGTTCCTGAAAACATCTGTCGGCATGTTTAGCAATTTCGAGCAATCCGTGGCAAACGCGGTAGCGGCGATGGCTTTGGTGGGGCCTGAGGCGGACGCAATGCGTGAGCAAGTCATGCACGCAACGAAGGAGGCGACAGCGAGTTCCATTCGCTTCGCATATGAAGCCGCCGATGCGTTCAGTTGGCTAATCCGTGCCGGCTTTGAAGCCGCTGAAGTCTTCAATATGATTGATCACGTTGTTGCGCTGTCAGAAGCGACATTGACTAGTATGGATGTCTCTGTTGGCCTGTTGGCTTCGACGTTGCGGCAATTCAGAATAGATGCCGCCGAGTCTGCGCGGGTTGTTGACTCGCTGGTGGCGGCAACGCTGGGCGCACCCGGTACGCTTCAAGATGTGCGTAATGCCCTCGACTACGTTGGTTCCTCGGCGCGGATGCTAAATATCAGCTTGGAAGATACTCTTGCGATGGTCATGGCGTTGGAGCGGCAGGGCCGCAAAGGCTCGAAGGCGGGCATGGAGCTTCAGAACGTGCTGAAGTCATTGATTGCGCCGACGAATAAGGCGCGCAAAGTGTTAGGCGACTTGGGCGTTGATGTTGACAGGCTCAGTGACGATATTATCACGAAGGGTATGATACCTGCCCTCAAGCAAATAGAACATCTAGGTGGGCGGCTACAGGCTGCGTTTGGGACGAAAGAGGGCGAAGGTTTTCTCGCTAAAGCTTTGCTGTCCGCGGAGACAATGCGGGCCGGTCGCGGTTTGGCGGGGCTGCTTGCTGAAGGTACGAAGCAGATGTCGCAGATGAGTAAGGAGGTTACCAGTACTGCCACGCGCATGGAAACGCTTGCTATTATCATGGGCACTGCTGATGAAGCTGTTGGCGCAACGGGCCTGGCGGCGAAGATTCAGGCAGAGCAACTTCGCACATTGCAGGGAGCATGGATGCAACTGAAGTCCCTATGGGAGGATGTTTATTACGATGTGACGCAACCATTCGCAAAGGCATTGGCCGTCATGGTTCTGCACTTGCGGGATTTGGTGGCCCAGGCCCGGGAAGCAGGCATCTGGGAACGCTTCGCCGAAGCGCTAAAGGGGTTGATGTACATTGGGCAACGGTTAGTATTAGTCCTGGGGCCGCATTTACTGGCTGCGATAGATGACCTGATAGGCATACTCCCAGAAGCCGTAGCACAAATTGGCCGCGCGATTCATGACTTATTGCCAACCGTAATCGCTGCTATCAAACAGGTGCCGCAGATATTGGGGGAAGTCATCGGGCGTATTCTGCCGATGCTGTTGAAGTTCGTGACGACGGTGGTTCCGCTGCTGCTCAGGTTCGCTATGACAGTCATCCCACTGCTCATCAGTGTGTTTCAGAAGTTCGGTGGGGTAGTGACTAGCTTCTTGGCGAAGAATGGCGACAAACTTGTGGCGTGGTTTGGGTTCCTGCTGGAAACGGGATTGAAGTTATTGGCGTGGCTGCCGTCGCTGATGCCGCTGTTTGAACGGCTCATTGGTGCGTTTATGACGTGGGGGACATACCTGGCGAATGTGGCGCTACCAATGTTGCCGCAGTTCTTGCGCATCATAGAAAAGTTGGTGCCGGTGTTTGGGCAACTGGCGGCGACGGTGCTGCCGATGGTGCTAACTGCTCTACAACAGGTGGCGAACATCATAGAAGCGCAGGGCATTAGCGCGTTCAAAGAGCTTGTGACTTTGATATTACAAGTGGCGCAAACGGCGCTGGAAGCGATGTGTGCTGCTGAAGGTGGCCGGGCAGGACTGGCACAAGTTCGGGACCGGAATAGTGGGGCTGCTGAAGTGGCTGGACGCTAACTTCTATGTGGTTATCGGGCAGATTATAGACATTCTAAGTGGCTTTTTAGACACATTGCGCACGCTACTGCATATCGCACATGTGCTAGCACCCGTCCTTTGGGTATTGACTATTCCGCTGGCCGCATTGCTGACCGCCTCGCGTACCACGGCCTCGGCGTGGTCGGACAACGTCGCGTCGACCACCGACAGCGGCCCGGCGAAGTGCACGCTGGTGCGCAGTCCCGAACCGGCGAAGGCCGAGACCGCTTCGGTGATCCGCTGGCGCAGGCGGGTCGTACCAGCGGCGCCGCCGTGCAGATCGAAGATCGTGGTGCGGATGTCGCCGATGACGTTCTGCAACTCGTCCACGCTCTCGGAGATTCGCTCGCGCACGTCCGCCGATCCGGCCCGGGCGACGGTGCCCTGCAGCGCCAGGCCGACGGCGAACAGCCGCTGGATGACGTGGTCGTGCAAGTCGCGGGCGATCCGGTCGCGGTCGGCGAGCACGTCGAGCTCGCGCATCCGATGCTGGCTGTTGGCGAGCTGCCAGGCCATGGTCGCCTGGTCGGCGAACGCCGCCGCCATGGCCAGCTGCTCGGCACTGAAGCCGCGGGCCCCCGCCCGGCGCAGAACCACCACGACGCCGGCGACGGTGTCGGTGACCACCCCGTCGGCCTCCCCGGTGCTCCGCAGCGGCAGCAGCATGGCCGGTCCGGCGTCCGCGACCAGTTCGGGCTCGTCCAGTTTGTCGAGGCGCCGCGCACCGCGCTCTGCGTAGGCCGCACCCACCACGCTGCCGGGCACCGGGAT